GGATGCGAGCGGCCAGGCGGAAGCAACCGAAGGCGTCCAACGCCTCCAAGGCCGTGATCTGGTTCCCTGCGCGCAAATACTCAAGGATGCGCCCTGCTTGTGTTGGCCGGCGGTTTGTCTCTGGCTCGGCAAACATGAGTTCGGGTTGCCAAGTCATGCCGCCCCCTTCCCATAAACCCAACTCGGCAAGTTGAGGCACTGCACCTGTGGAGCATAGCCCGGCCACGCGCCCGCGTCCTCGCACTGAGCGATGAGTTCCAGCGCGCCATTCATCATGCCCACGCCGAGATCCAGCGCGTCGGGGTGGATCTCGTAAACGGCAACCGCAAACGGCGCACTCGTCTCCACCGCGATCCAGTAGAACCGTGCCGGCGGCAACCCGTTCAGCCCCGCCAGATGGCAATACCAGGCTGCGCTGACGTGGTAGTTAAGCGATGCCGCCTGCCGTGAGAACGTGTTGTAGTCGGCCCCTGCGCTCGTGGTCTTCACGTCGCAGATAACGCACTCCATATCGTCAACCACTTTGAGCGCATCGACTCGGCCCTTGATCCAAAGGCCACTGCGGTGCTCGGCAAACAGAGCCACCTCGCTTTGCGTATCGGCCAGCAGATCCCTCGCCGCTTTGTTTGCGGCGATTGAGTCGCGGATTCCACGCACGGCTCGGGCCTCGTCCTGGTCAAGCACAGGCATTGCGCCGACAGACTCCTTCCACTCCTTACCGAGCTTAGTGCGGAAGTCGATGCCCTCGGGCTTCTCCACAAAGGCCGCGTCGAGCTTGTTCGGCTCAAGAACGGCCACATGGGCCATCGTGCCGAGCATCATGGCCTTGGTCTGCTCGCGCTTGGTTTCTCCTGCCATGTGTGCCGCGTAGTGTGCGGGCGTCTTTGGCGAAAGGATGTGCTTTGCGTCCGAGCCAGCGATTGCCGTCTGGCCCCGATATTCCTGCTCGATCATGTCGTAAAACAGACCAGCGGTTCCGTATTTGAGGGTTCGCATGGTCAGAAGGGTATGTCTGTGTCGGCCATCTCCTCGGCCTGGGGCTTTGCCTTCGGCGCGTCAGCCTTCTTCTCCATGTGCTTCCAGTTGCCGATGATCGGCCCGCGCTCGCCGGCATCGCGCTTCTCTTTGCTGATGCCCTGAGTGATGTAGCCATCGTCTCCGTATTGGCTTTGCCCGTCGCGGTTCTCCCAAAGGATTGCGTCCAGGTAGATGCCCTTTTTGCCCTGGTAGAGGTCGGGCTTGCTGATTTTGCTAACGTCGATTTTTAGTTGAATTGCCATAATGTGTTTTTGGTTGGTTCGTTGTTGGTTGATTAAAAAGGAATGCGGTCATCGTCTGCCGCCGCTGGGGCTGGCGCGGGTTTAGGCTTGGCCTTTGGTGCTTCCTGCGTGGCGCGAGCCGCGTAAGAAAACTTGGGAGCCGGGCGCGGAGCGGATGCGCTGGCCGCGTTGCCGTCATCGTCTTCCGGCGCGATGCCGAGCGCGGTTTGCAGTTGGTAGCGGCGGGCGTAAGTTATGGCGCTGCCGTAGCCTTGAGCGTCTTGCTTGGTGCAAGGCACAAAGAGCTTGCCGAAGCTCAACTCCTCGCCCGATTCGTGGATTAGGATAGTCTCCACGCAAACGCCACCCTCGGCGTGGTGTGTGTGCTGAGTAAGGGCAATGCCGTTGTCGTTCAACGCCTCAACCACGGCTTCAACGCAGGCCGAAAGGTCGGCGTAGCGGCTCTTGAAGTGCGGGTTTTGACTGCTCTTGAGCGCCGGGCCAAAGCCTTTCTGGGCCTTGACCAAGGCGGCGCATATCTGTTTGCGTGTTTTTGACACGCTCTCTGGGTTCGTCTCCATTGTGTGTGTTTCAATCGCCCGTCGAGGTTCCAGCCTCGGCGGGTCTTTTTTTGTGTTAAGCAGTTGCGTCAGCGATTTCCTTTAACCGTTTCTCCAACTGCGAAAGTGTTGTCTTGAGGCGCGATATTTCGGCCAGTGCTGCGACAAGGTGCGAAAGGCGCACAAGGCCCAACCATTCGCCGCCGTTCCAGCGGATTGCCACGCAGGGTTCTTTCTCAATGCCGGCGTCTGCCAGCGCCTGCGCCCAGGCTGCTTTGACGGCAGGCTTTTCCGTGCGCTTCACCTCAAGGTGCAAAGGCAGATCAGTCAGCACATCAGGCGAGGCCACGCCAACGGCAAAGCGTCCTGCGTGCTGGCAGCCACGTTGAGCGGCAAAGACGCCGCCGCTGGCGTCCTTGATTAGATCGGCCACCTCGCGTTCGCCGCGTGCGCCTTTGTTGCGGCTCATTTTACTCATCTTGGCCTCCTCCAAATTCATACTCGGGGTCGTATTTCTCCCGCACCGAGTCCCTGACTTGCTCAAGCGTTGCAGTCCGTGCGCTGGCCATGAGCTTGACCCGCAGAATTTCACGCTCTGCCTCAAGTAAGGCCACCGTGGCCCGTAGTTCGTCGGCCTCACACTCAAGCCGCACGATAGATCGTGCCATTGCGTCCTCGGTGCAGGAATAGTTGGCCGGGCCAGCTTGGATGGACTCCCCAAAGCCCACTGACCCGACCAACATTCCCTCTACGAGAGTGCTCAAAGTTCGTGCTCCTCGGTGTTGCCGCCGCGATAGCGGCGAGCGATGGCCAACGCCTCATCAAGCGCCAGCGTCAAACGGCTGTTTACCTCGCGGAGGTCTTGGTTTTGCTGTTCCACCACAGCCAGCTTGCGCTTTAAGTCCGTCAGAAAATCTTCCACTTCCATTTCGTAAGAACTCATTTCATTCCTCCTGCTTGGTGTTTAACCGTGCTTTGAAAGATTTCCGCAGCAGGCAGATTGCAGCCGATCAAGTCGCAAAATATTTGCGCTTCGCCGCTGATAAACCACGCCCTCAACTGCCGGTGTTCGTGCGGCCCCGTGCAGCAAGCGATTTGCGCTCGGGATTTGTGGTTGAAACATTCCAGCCGCCCGCGCTGCATTTTGAACCGCCGCCGCATTTCAAACGGCCACGGCCCACAGTTGCCTTGGGGATCAATTAGGCCGTAGCGACAGTAGGTGGCCAGATCATCAACCGCCTGTTCCAAAATTGCCCAGGCAAGCAATTCCCAACCGCTGCGCTCGGGCGACTTATGCCCGGTTGCCATGATTGGCTTGCCGTTGATGGCCGAGCCCGTGAGTCCTTCAAGTTCGGAAATCATTTGAGCAGTTGAACGAGAGTGTCGAATGTCCACGCGCACAGGACGGCCAGCGCGCACAGAATCAGCAGGGCGAGCAAAGACTGATCCGGGGGGTGCGGAGTCATTGGCTGATGCGGTTGCGAAGTTGAGCCAGGGCAGCGACCACGCGCTCAAGGAGCGAAGGCGTGCCGCCCTGGGCCAGCCGCTCACAGACAACCAGCAAGGCGTTGGCTGGCAGACAGGGCCGCTCGCCGCGACGGTCAATGACGCTCGGGCGTATGCTCATTTGCGGTTCCTCCTGCGAGGGGCGCGGCGGTTTTCGCGCTCAAGAAGCGCGCTTACCCGATGATCGGCCAACTTGCGCTCGGTGGTGATGCCAACCTTGCGGCCATATTCATGACCAGACATGAAGGCGAGCCCGATGAGGGCAGCCAGCGCCGACGTTCCGGCGATGATGTTGATGGGGTCCATGTGTTTTATTTCTTTGGGTGTATTGGCGCGTCATACGAACCGCGCAAAAATTTAGGAGTCAATTTGGCCTTGCCGGCGACCAGCCAGGTTCTTAAAACCTGACTGGCCCCGCCGCGCACAAATTCCCCCTGTTGCCGAGCCTCCTGCACCACTTGAGCAGGGAGTCGGATTGAGACAGGAAGGAGTATTGGCGCGTGTTTCGGCATATTACGCATTCTTATTCAGACTGCATGACAAACTCAGCGCAACCGACCAGAACGGAAAGGGCGCAAACATCTAATTCTGTGCATCTTTCGTCGAGCCAAGCGGCTAGTTCTGGAGACACTTCCACGGAGGTCGTAGTCTCTTTATATGTCATGACTAATAGAGTATTGGAGCTTTCACACGCTGTATTATTTTGTTGATGTTCCCGCTGAACTTCAGCGGATGGACACTGTGGGCTTGTTATTACGGACATGAAGGTGGGTAATGCGCCGTATCAGTATTCGATGCGGCTCATGCGTCGCTGCCATTCGGCGGCAAACTGCTCGTCACGGTCTTGCAGGGTCGGCAAGATCCAATCGCGGAGCATGGTGGACACGCTCATATCGCGGTTTCTGGCCCGGCGAACGATGGCGTTTTTCATTATCCGTGGCAGGCTGATGCACAACACGGTGGCTTCGGGGCTACGCTCTTTGCGTAAGTTAATACTGGCTTTGGTTTCGTTATTTTGCATTGGGGTGCGTTTGTTCATGTAGCGTGATACAAGCACACTTGCATTACGTCAACCACTTTTTTGTCTTTTTGTAAAAAAACTTTTCGTCCCTACTGACGCGGACGATTCCTTTGCCCTCCAGCCATCGCTCGATACGGTGCATTGTGCAGGGGCCGATCCCCTTGGTCTTGACCGTCACCATATTTTCGGAAAGTGCCTTGGCGATGGCCTCGGGCGCACCCGCCATCCCTGCCGCCGACAGGGCTTTCTTGGCCTGGGCGGGCAGGCCGGCCAGAGGGTCAGGCTCTTGCAGCATTCGGGCAATGGCTCCCCTCACCCGCCCCAAAGCCTCGCCGTCCTTGCGCCACTCGGGCTGCTCGGGCGGCAGTTGTTGGCCGCAGCAGGGGCAATTCGGCATAGGGCAATCAATAGGAGGTTTGGTGCATAAGGCAAGCCTTCTTGTGAAATTGTATAGTCAGTCTTTTTTGACATAGCCCGCCGCACTGTGGCGTCCAAGACCAAAGGCTGGCAAAAATATCTGGCAGTCAGTTGCACCCACGGGGCAGAGGCCGACCCCCGCGCCCTCGATGCCATGCTTCGTCTCAAGGAGGCGTGGAAGCCGCAGTTCACTCTGCACTTGGGCGATGCCATTGATGCCCGCTGCCTGCGCTCGGGAGCGCGTAAAGACAGCGACAGCGCCGACCATGCTGCCGACCTAGCCGATGATCTGATGCAGGGCTTGTCCTTTTTGAAGGCACTCAAGCCGAACGTCTACCTGCTAGGAAACCATGAGGCGAGACTTACGGAACTGGCCCACTCGCCCAATGCCGTGCTGTCTTACGCCGCTGGCCACGTCATGGGCCGGATCATGGATGAGATGGGCAAGATCAAGTGCCAGGTCGTGCCTTACGTCGGCGTCCACCCGGCGGGCGTCTTCATGCTTGGCGACACGGGATTTACCCACGGATCTTTGTATGGAGTTTCTGCCGCTCGGGATTGTTGCGAGATGTCGGGACGCAGCATGGTGATGGGTCACACCCACCGGGTGGCTATGGAGTCAGCCAGGACTCACACAAAAGCCGTGGGCTACAATATCGGCTGCGGGATCAAGCTCGACATAGGCTACTCGGCCAACCGCCGCCAGACCCTCGGGTGGCGTCACGCGGCGGCATACGGACATTACAACGGGTCGCACTGCACTGTGAACATCGCGGTTTTTGATCCGCATTACAGGCTCCCTTTATGAAGCCCAAGCCCGACTCAGACTTGGCCAGGTGGTGCAAAGCCCTAGCCGCTGGAACGGTGGTGGCCGAGGTCGTCCCGCCCGGTTGGTTCACTTGCAAGGAACTGTCCAAAGCCCGAGGCCGTAGCGAGTGCAGCACATCAACTTCCCTGGCGCGGATGGTTGAAGCGGGTCTGGCCGAAAAACGCAGCTACACGATCAAGCTGGCCGCGCAGACGCGCCCTGTTCCGCACTACCGGCTCAAATAAGATGCCAAAGGTCGCCAGCACCCCGCGTAAGCGCAGGAAAGGGCCGCCCTCGATGCGGTTCAAGTTTGACGGAGAATGGTGGACCGTCCGAGTTCAGCGCCCGCCGAGCAAAGAACTGTGCGAAGGAATGGCACACTACAAAAAGCGCACCGTGTTTCTTCACCCTGCCGCGCTCAAGGGCAACTTGTTGGGCATCTGCGCCCACGAGCTCGCGCACGTCACGATGCCGTGCGTGGCCGAGGAGAACGTGCGTGATCACGAACGTCTGGTGTCTGTCGTGGTTCGGTGGGCGGCTAGTCTCAACGATGGCAAGGTGACCATTGGGCAGCACCGGGCAGACAGATGACCTTCTGGCCCCTGCTTGCTTGCACTGGGCTGTATGTGCTGACGGCCTGCGGTTTCGCCCGCGACGGCAACGGGCCGATGGCCGTGGCGTTTGGCGGCTATGCGCTGGCAAATGTCGGCTTTCTTTGGCTCACTTGGCGGTAACGCCATCAACGTGCATACAAATCACGGTTTTTTCGACACGTCCGCGCAACGTGTTCATGCCGTCGACATACAAAGTGGCAAATAGATCAAGCCACGCTTGAGCTACGGCGCAAAACCTATGCCATCCGCTCGGCCAGATACGCCTTAAACCGCGCCAACTCACCCGCCGCCAAGTCATCTTTCCGCCCCGGGCTAACCGTTCGGTGGTCGGTCACGTCGGCCAGCGTGAGTCCGTAGCGTTGCATGATCGGCACAAGGTATTCCGCCATTGAGGCCATCTCGGGCTCGCCCAACTCGCGCTTGTTCGTGTCGCCCTCAAAAGCCGCACCAATGGCCCAGCTATTCAGATTCCGCTTGCCGCGCCATGACGAAACGCCAGCGTGCCACGTCCGCTCGTCAGGATCTGCCAGCACCGTGCGCTTGCCGTCTCGGGCCACAATGGCGTGATAGCTGACCTTGCTGATCGGGTCCATGCACCACGCGACTGATCCGGCATAGCTTCCTGCGGTGTGGTGGAGGACGATGGCCTTTGGCGTGATGCGGCGACCAGCCGAGACGTTAGGCGTGTTGAGTTGCTTTTCGCGGAACCTTGGGGCGCTTGGCTTCGGCTTGATGCTCGGCCCGGTCGTGGAGGATGCGCTGGATGGCGATGACGATTTCAGCGAGGTCGGTGGACGGCCAGCGGGAGAGCCCGCGAATAAACGATTTAACCATTGCAGCAGTTTCACTTTTTAAGGCCGGGCTCAAGAGGCGCTTCCAACTCGGCAAAAAAACGCTTCGCTTGGAAGTCGTAGCCCAAATTGAACTTGGTTCCCGCGCAGCCGGTGAAGGCCAGCGCGAGAAGCGCCAACAGGATGGCGCGCATTAGCCCTTGCGGAAGACGTTGATCAGTCCGACCAGACCGAGCGCGGCGGCGATGATGGCCTCGTTGTGGCTTTCCGAAAGCTGCCACCCAAGCGCACCCGCCAGGAGAATGAGGCCGCGCCAAGTTGAAGATTGCCCGAGTTGCTCGATGACTTTTTCCATAGACTCACGCCTAGGTGTCAAAGGGGTTATAGCCGCGTGGTAGTCAGCACACCGTCATCATCCACGCTTAGGGCAAACTCGGCCCCGGTGGCTGTCCGCAGGGTCACGCTGGTCACGCCATTGGCCAAGACAGCCGACGCTCCTTGTGGCCCTGGCGCGCCGATCTCAAGGACGCTCGCCTGGCTAACCTCTAGAACAAGGGTTGCCGTGCTTGCCTCGATGACGAGTTCAGCCGCCATGACGTTACCTTGTGACGTTGCGGGAAATGGTCGCCACGCCTTGGAGCAGGCGCGTGACGATGCCGGAGCCGCTGACTAGTTCCAGATCGTAGACCCCTCGACCGGCGGTCAGGCCGGCGGTGTCGGTGGCCGAGATTGTAAGCGTGATCGTGCCTGCCGTGCCGCCCAAAGCAATGCGGCTGTTGGCCGTGGTCAGTTCAACCAAGGTGCTTGCGGACTCTAAGGTGGCCCGCACTTGCATTCTGGCCGTGTAGCCGGTGAGGTTCACGGCCACGCCGTTGTCCTTGTAGGTGATGACTTGGCTGTAAGTCGCGCCCTGCTCAATCAGAATGTCGTATGTCGTGGCGGCCATATTATTTCTTGTTTCTAAAGTCGCGCCAAACACTCAGCAAAGTGATCACGCCAATCGCCAAACCGAGCACTAGCCCGCCGATCCGCAAATAAAGCTCAAACTGGCTCAAAAACGAAACCGCCACGCTGCCCCCGGTGGCGAGCGTCCCAAGCGCACCACGCTCAACAGTCGAAAGATGCTGATGAAGAAAACTCATGGCATACCCTCCGGTATCGGCGTCAGCGCAGCCAGTTCCTCCGCGCTCAACTCATCCACGCCCTCAATGCCGCCGTTATCAAAGGCAGCGGCGAGGTCGGCTTGCCAGAGGCAAGTGAAGGCCACGCGGCCATCTGTGAGCGGTTGGCCCGTGATCGTGCCGTCAGCCAGCGAGGCCGCACGGATGCGCGTCCTTTCGCTGTCATCCCAATGGCCGCCAATGGTCACGATGCCGCGCGGTCCATCTGGTAGTGCTTCGCCGTATTGAGCGAGAAGCGCAGGGAAAAGCGTCACCACGGCCTCGGGCGCTACGGCGATGGTGCGGCTGATGGTTTCGTAGCTCATGGGAGTCCCAGGCCAGTGCCGAGGGTGGTTTTGTAGAGATCGCGGAATCGTTCTGCGTCATCCAGCGATGGCAGGGTTCGGCAGATTAGCGCGAACGAAATTGTTCCTGTAAAAGCGGCGAATGTTGTAGGGCTGTTGCCCATTATTACCGCTTGAGAGTCGGTCGCGCTCGTGATGCCTGCGCCAGAGGAATAAGCCGCTGAAGTTTGTGCTGTCCCGTTCACGACCAACCGCACTGTCCCTGCATTCCAATCACTCCGGTTTTCAAGGTAAGTGCGCTGATTGGTTGAATTAGCCGTGCTGCTGACAAATGTGTCTGCATCTAATCGGCGGCCACCCGCAGCAAATTGGTTACTGCCCACGTTTTTAGTGTTGATGCTAACGCGACCGCCAGTGCCGCCGCCAATTGAAGCGGTAAGCGTTGTATGCGTTATGTCGCCGCCAGTGCGGTCGGTATCAATGGCTGCTACAACCGACCACCCTGCGCCTTGGCCGTTGAAGACGCCAACGGCGCTCGGCACGTTAATGTGGTGGGCTGAACTGGCAAACGTCACACCATCACTCCCCCAAGTAGGCCCATTTGTAAGCGCCCCATTAAAAGTCCCCAACCCACCAAGCGAAAACGCAGTGGTCCCACTTCCATAGTTCTGCGAAGACCGCAACGGCCAACAGACCATGCTATTCCATAGTCCCAAGTCATTCACCCCCTTGGAAAAGTCGCGGATCTGCTGGCGAGGCGTGCTGTCGGAAATGTTGCAGACGTTAAGATAACCCTGCACATCGAGTTCCCATTTGTTTGGACTAATGGTCATAAGATTAGTGCGCGGAGGCGTTGGTGGCCGTGGTGCTGATGAGCGTGGCCGATTCGTTGGCCCCAAGCGTGATGTTGGTCGCGCCCCGCGCCTTAATCGTTGCGCTGTTTGAAATGACCACGTTCGTGCCGCTTTGGTTGATCAAAAAATAGAACGCACCAAGGATGCCGTTGCTGACGCTAGAGATTGTGTTGGAGTTTGTAATTCTCAACACGTTGGCGTTGCTGGGTAGCGTCAATACGCCATTGGTCGCGGCTGCGGTTTGGGTGGCGTCCAAAGCCCATGTCGAGGGCGTGGTGGTGGTGAAGGAGCCGACTGTTAGGGAGCCTGCAACGGAGACGTTGGTGGAGAAGGTGGCGGCGTTGCTGACTGCGAGGGTTCCGGCGGCCGTGACGTTGGAAAAGGTTACGTTGTTGGTTGCGCCGAGTTCCAAATTGGTGCGCGCCGTCGCTGCGGAAAAGGCGGTGCTTTCAAAGCCCGACCATCCGTAAAAGGCAGGGACCGAGGTCGAGACGTTTGTGCCGTAGAGTGACAACTGACCGCCGGTGTGACCGACAAATCCAGTGCTGCTACCACTGGGAAAGCTGTTTAGTGCAATGTTGCTGAAGGTTACAGTGTTAGTTCCCCCGAGACCCAAGTTGGTGCGGGTGGTCGAAACTCCATTGCTGTTGCCGCCACTGAAAGAATAAGAACCAACGTGTAAGACAAGCCCGTTGGTTTTTAGTTCCAGTTCAGTGCTTCCTGCTCGTTTAAATGCCAAGTCTATGCCCGAGGTTATAGCGGTCACATTCATCCCCCCTATCGCTAGACTGCCATTTGCGCCAAGTGACAAATTGCTAAAGGTAACGCTGTCGCTTCCGCCGAGCCCCAAGTTTGTGCGCGTGGTCGCCCGGGCGTTGGTGGCAAAACCAAGCGAGTTGGTGAAGGTCAGCGCGTTTGTGCCACTGTAAACGATTTGCCCATTCGTTGTGTTGTATCCTAAAGATTTCACTGTTTGCCCTGCGGCGGGTGCGGCAGCTAGGGCGGCGGCGGCGAGGAAAAGGATTGAGAGGCGATGTTTCATTGGGCTTTCGTTATTTGGTCGCTGTCAAAATTCCATCGTTGTCCACGGTGATCGTCCAAAGGCTTGAGTCCGCCGAAAGGAGCTTGAACGAGGCGGCTGCGGTCACGGTTGGCACACCTTCGCCGCCACGGATCACATCGTTGTAGATCGTCGCGGAGGTCGGCAGCGTAGAGGAGGTCGTGCCAGATTCGGTCCACTCAATTTCGACCTTGGCCGATATGCTGTCTTCAGTGTCAAGCGGGAATTCGGCATTGAGGTTGGTCGTGTTAAGGTTGAGGTCGAACTGGTAAACCGTGGTTGAGCCTGTGCCGGTCTTGGTAAAGGCAGCGTCGTTGGCCAAAAAGCTGCCAGAGAAGGTCTTTTTAAGCCCCATCTGGCCCGTGGCCCCGGCTGCCAATTCAACCACAGTGCCGCCGCGCACAAACTGAACTTGGACGGGAACGATGTCGCGGCGGGTGAAAAAGAGGGTGCTGACCCGCTGCAACAAAACAGGAGAAACAACGAACTCGCGGGAATCGAGGTTGACGTAAACGCGCATGGCCTTGCCCTGTCGGTTGTGTCAAAGCCCTATCGGCTCGCAATTTCCCAAGAAAATGGTAGGTCAAACGCCCCCAAGCGCTCCTCGTCAGGATTCTCGGGGTCGTATTCGTGCGAGGGAAGATTGAGAATGGCCGCTGAAGTGTGGCCATGACACGGCGTGAATCCGTGGAACAACCCTGACGGGATCAAAAGAAGCTGCGGGTGGTCAGCGCAAAGAATGACCGTCTGGCTGTCTGTGCCGTTGTGAATGCCGACCTTGGCCGCGCCGGCCACGCAATACCACCGATCCCATTGCCGGGCGTGCCTGTGCCAGGCTTTGACCACGCCTGCCGAGGCCGTGGTGATGTAGGCTTGTCCATAGCCATGCGCGTCATCGCTTGCGCGGTGGATCTCGGTTAGGCGTCCCCTCTCATCGAGGTGGGCCGTCAGTTGGCGGATCTGGGCTAACATGGCATCCAAGTCTGCTGACGTTGCCGAAGGTGGCCTCGGTATTCGCCTTCTGTTTCGTGATACGCCCGGTTGTGGACGATCTCGCCTTTGGCGTCCCGCTTAACGTGATCCGCACAAGTGTGCGCGATGGCTGCGATGCGTAGGCCGGCAGGATGCCACCGATGCCAGCACAGGAAAAGGTCTTGGGTTCCTTTGCCGTCGTAGCCCTCAAAGGTCGCCAAGGCCAGCGCCCGCGCCGACATTAAGGTGCAGCCCAACCCACACCAATCGCTCGGCACAATGGCCCCGCGCCCGATGCCAGGGTAGGCAAAGTCCATCCAGCCGCGCCTGCGCCAACCGTGTTTGCCGCTCACTTCAAAGACGTTGCCGTCTGGCTGGCATTTCTTCACCCGCTCGGCCAGCCGCCCGAGGCGCTTGCTCTCCTTTTCGCCAATGGCTTTGTCCTGGCAGTCCTTGAGTCGGGCTCGGCAGGCTTCCAAGGCGCGGACTAGGCGTGGCGTTAGTTTGCGTTCCTTCTCGTTGAAGTCCTCCTCGATTGGCCGCTGTGGCGTCCCGCATCCCCCAAGGAAGAGTCCGTTGGGGTATGTGACCGCTGCCACCTGATAGTAAGGCGACCCGTCCTCGGTCGGCATCTGCAAAGCCCACTCGGCCACCCGCAGGGCATCAGGCGGCACAAGGTTGTCGGCCTCAACAGACCACAGGGCCGTGGCGCGGATCTTCCTGGCAGCGGCAAAGGCCGCGCCTTGGAGGGCGGCAATCCGCATTTGCGCGTCCACCTTGTAGTCCTTGCCCTCGACCCCGCCGTCCTCCATTGGCAGAGCAATAGCTTGGATGCGCCAGCCTTCGGGCAATTCAACTCTTGCGGCCTCGATGGCCGCTTTTGCCTCGTCACTCTGGTCAGTTGCCAAGACAAAATGCGCCTCGGCGTGATGGCCGGCGGCGGCGGCAATGCGCCTCAAGAACTGGGGCCAGCAGTGGAAATACGAACGGGTTGCGTAGGTGGCTATGGCTAACACTCGCGGGCGGGCGGCGTGTCAAGCGTTAGGCGGCATGGTCGGCGGCAGTGCCGTGCTGTTGCGGGCCTCGGTCCAGTAGCCAAATGAAGGACGAGTTTCAACGTCTTGGCCCAAGGGTGGCCCAAATCCTTGGATGGGGAAAAAGGAAGATAGCGGCAAGCTGGTGGAAAATGTCGTGGCCCCGCGCTGGAAGGATGATGTTTCGCCGCCAATGCGGTTGCGGTAAACGCCATCTGTGCCGGCCACGTTGGCAAAGGTTTCGCCCGCTGCCGGTGATCCGCCCCAAATGCCAATCGGCCCAGAATCAAAAACGGTTGTTGTCGAATTGCCCGACACTTGCAGGATGGCGCTGGAGGTGGTCGTGGCTGACTGACCGGAGATTAGGGTGGACTTGGTAAAGGTAATGCTGTCGCTGTTGTAAGTAACGTACTGCCCTGTGGTTGGCATCAAAGTGGTCAGAAACGAGCGGCCATCGTAAACGTAGGTTCTTTCCTCAAGCGTGTCGGAAACATCTAGGACAAACCAATACCCGCTGGCCGTTCCAACCTTGGCCGCCCTCGGGACAAATTTGGATTGAGACAAAATGTTTCCCATAGTTAGCCCGCAAATGGGCAACTGCGGCAGATAGGTGTTTTGGTCTATGGTTTTGCCGCTGGTGTATCCGCCCTCCGATCTAAAAGAGCTTCGCTCATCGTTACCGGGGAAGTCTGAATCAGTAGTTTGGCCCGAAACTGTATAGGAACTTGAGCTTTGCGATTCCTCACACAAAGCAATCGGCGCGGTGGTCGTGAGCGAGTAGGCCGTTGTCGTTGTGCGTGGCGCGTCCCAAGTTAGCAGGGAGCCACTGTAAAACGTGCCAGGAGTTGCATTGTTCGACACGGTGGCCAAACTCAAAACGCGGGTGGTCGCATCCGTGGCCTCCACATTGCTTGCATCGCTGTAGAAGAGAGTTACGCCAAACGATTCCGTAGTTGATCTTGCGATGGTTGGCGTAAAGGTCAGCGTTTCGTTGGGCAAATCTCCAAGAAGAACAAAGGTGCTAATGGTGCTAGTGGGCGCAGTCGTTGTGTATTGGCTCTGGTATGTGCTGTCTGCGTAACTGTAGCTGTGCGATGAGTTGCCCGCCACCCCGGTTGAGCCTTGGCTGGTGCTGGCAGTGACCTTTGGTAATGCCGTTAAGACAACAAGTGGCGAAATGGTTAGCCGGGTAGTTGATGTAGCGCGGTCAGTGGCGGCAGATATTCCGCTCCAATTCGTGATTGAACTGTAATGCCAAATCACCTCCGAGCCTGCGGCCTGCAAAATGGTATCAGCCAAGCCACTTGAAAGAACTGTGCCGTTTTCGGTTGTGGCATCAAAGGTGACAGTGCCTGTTTGTGCGCTCGTCGTGTTTTCCGTTGCACCTGTTGAAACCGTGAAAAAACTGCTGCTGGAATAAGACCACCCCGAGCCAGTGGTGGCCGTGGTCAGGCTGACCGCAAATGTGTATTCGGCGGTTGTGGTGGTGCTAGTTTGCGCGGCAACAGAAATTAGCGAGGCTGTAGTGATTCCGCTTGAGGAGGTTGTAAAAGATTCGGCAGAAGAGGTGGGGTCATAGAGCGGCGAGTCGCTTGTTCCGGCAGTTGAATGGCTAGAGAAAAAGCTGAAGTAAGTCGTAGACCCGCTTGCGCCGTGGCTTGTGTAAGAAATTCCGCTTGTTGTCGTGGTTCCAGAAGCAGGAAAGCTGACAGTTATTCCTCCGGCTCCTGTTACAGTTTGCGCGCTGCTCACAGTGCTGCTGGCTGAGTCGCCAGCCGTCTCCTCAGTGTAGCCGGTCAGGACTTTTGCCCGTGGGATTGTCCAGGCGATCATGGCCCGAGCAGATAATAGATGTCGTAAGGCGACTCCCCGGGGGCGGCGACAGGGTCCGCGCTAGTCACTAGCCAAGTGCGAGTTGGCAGGACAATTTGCCCCGCGCCGATCACCCGATAAACTTGGCCCTCTGAAAACAGCCCAAACAGATATTCCACCGATGCGGCAATGCCAAACTCCACCGGCTGCTGCACGGCTGGCGCAGTGCCGTTGATCACTATGCTGGCACCCGTGACGGCCTCGCCGTCCGTGGCAATGACCGCCTTGGCATACCACAAGCCAGTGCCGGGATATTCAAACTCCTCGTCCCAGTTGCTAGGCAGGATGCCGTTAGCCGTGCCAGGGCGAACGCGGACAAGGTATGGCGGCGTTGCGTCCTCTGGGTCGGCGTCGGGGTCTACGCGGGCGACTAAGTCCCAGGGCTGAGTGACGGCTGGGCCTGAGGCGCCACCTTGAGGCAGTGAAGCCGCAAGTCCGATATAAGTTCCCGTCCCATCCTGCCGCACCGAGATCCCGCGCTCGCCCTTGGGCTTGTTGCGCTTGATCTCGGTTAGGATGGTATTTAGCCGTTCGGACCCGAGCTCTTTAGTCAGTGGCCGGCCAGGCGTGAACCGAATGGATTCAAATAGCGCCATAAGCTCACCACGAGTAAAGCGTTTCCACGTCAGCCCAACTGCTGAAACTTAAAGTGTATTCTCTGGTAACCTCATAGCGGTCGCCAATCGGAGAGGCCGTGACGGCGGTGCAGATCCAAAATGTGTCGTCCGGTGCTGTTAGCTCAGACGGGTCGGCCACCTTGGCGATAATGCTAAGCGACGGCAAATTTGACTCGACCTCAGTAACTCGCCCGACAACCGCAGGGGCTAAAACGTATTCAATCTTTCGAGACAAAAAGGAATAAAGAAGCTCTTGGTCAGGGGTAAATCCCGTTAGTACTGCGGATGTGCCTTCGTTTACGGCCTGTTGAACCTGAACAACCTCCAAGTCGGTCATTGCCTCAAATTTAACGTGTGTCTGAATCGGTACTTCGCGCGTGCCGCCCGTGAGCTCAATGCGCTTGCCGTATTGGTTGTAGCTAGCCCCGCCTTCGCCAGCTTGAGTAAATTCAAAGACCCCGCGCTGAATGCCGCCTGGCTCTTTGGTGATTGTGACATTAGTCAGCGGGAAATCAGAGGAAGGCGCTGTTGGTGTCGTGCCATTGGTGGTGACAACAACCTTGCGTTCAATCTGACGATCTCCGCTGTCGATAAATCCGCCGCCTGTTGTTTCAAATTGTGACATGGTTAGAACTCCGATTTCATTACGAGGGTGTTGGGATTTTTAAGCAGTTCGATGATTTGCTTAATAAAATCGTTTGACCGCTTAAGGGATTCGGCTGTCTTGTCTTCCGGGCGGGCGTTAATAAATTCTTCGGAGGCAAAGCCGATACGCTGCAAGCCAGAGGCCGCCGAAACTCCCGCGCCTTGCTGGCCGCCGAGTGCCTGCATTTCGTTGGATATTCTTTGCGCCTCGGCAATGGCTTGGGCTCGGCCTGCGAAATCGTCGGGGGCAAGACTACTGATGTTGTCTAGCAGTGCAGACTGTTCTCCCTGAAGGGAGGCCCGTCGTTCGTCGGGTGTCTGAGTGCTGCGCTTAAGCCCGGCCAAAGATTGCGTGTCGCGTTCGGTCGCTTTTTCGCGCTGCTCGGCCTCGCGCTTGGCGGTGGCTTCGGCGCGTTCTTTTTCCGAGGCAATCTGTTTTTCCAGTTCGGCAATTTTGGCCACGCTTTGCTCGCGGGCCAGATCCACGCCTGCACCTCCAAACTGCTCGAGGTCGGCTAGTCCCTGCTTTTCGCGGGTTAGACGCTCTTCGAGACTGCGCTTGTTGTCCTGGTTGATGGCGCGCTGCTTGTCGGCTTGGACTTGCAGGGACGCCTCGGCCTTGGCGCTTTCGCGTTCTTTGTCGATCTCGCCCCGCGAGTCTTGAGCGGCAAAGAGGCGGTCGGACGCCTCGCCTGCCTGGGGGCCGAAGGCCCTAACGGCTTGCGCTCGGAATTGTTCGCGTTGAGCTTGCAGGCCTATAAGGGTTCGCTCCTCGTCAGTTCTAGCTTTGGCAAGTTGGTTTTCCCGCTGCATCATGGCCAAGATGGCCGTTGTGCCTGCCACCTTGGCCGCTTGCTCGCCGCCTTCTGCTACCTGGTTGGCTGTCGTGGAAAGGTCGTAGGTGCTTAAATAGTCCGCCAACTGAAAGCCGAAGCCGCTTTGCAATTCCTCATTGGCTTTTTTTAGAGCTTCAATTTCTGCCGCAGCAGTCTGTACGGCGCTGGCAAGCTGGCTGAACGTAGTAGTCGGCGCCAAAAGGCTGCTAAACTTTTGTTGCAGGCCTTCGCTTTGGTCGATCAGGGAATTAAGTCCAGCAGCGGCGTCCTCGAGGGTTCGGCGGATGACGCTGCCAATGGCGAAGCCGGCGGTGGCCGCAACCAGTCCCCCCATAGCAGAGCTAACGCGATTTAGGATGGCCTCAAGGGCTTGAGCCGGCGAAGTGGCGTTGGCCAGGTCTGTGGCTAATCCCCGGAGGGAACCGCTGACTCTAGCTGACGTGCTGGCCACATCGCCATCCCCTGTTGCCTCGCCAGGAGAATCAGCCTCAATCGGTGCTCTGGCCTGCGCCCGTAAGTCCCGAAGCTGCTGCTGTATCTTTCGCAGCGGGGCTAGGGCGGCCTCGTCATCAATCGTGGTGGCGCGGGTGGCTTCCGCGCCAAAAGACTTGGCCTCGTTAAGCGCCTGTTGAAAGCCGGTGCGGGTTTCGTTTTGCGCGGTGACTTTAACTTTTACTTCAGCCACGGCTCACCTCCCGGTTAAGTTTTGCCCGCATCATGGCCAGCCGCTCGCCGTCGCTCACGATGTCGAGCCGGGTGCCGTTTTCAGATTCAAAGGCGGCGGCCTCATACCAGGCTGCCACTCCAACTGGCGTGGCCCAGGCGCGCTCCTCGCTCATGCCAAGGCGCATCAAGCGGACCACGGTGGCGAGGTTGGAGGGAATGCGGGAGGGGTCAGGGCGCTTTTCGCCGGCCTTGGGCTGCTTGTTCCAAAGCTGGGGCGGGGCCACGTAGTCGGCCACGTAGGTTTTCCACGCTTGGATCTCCTGGTCGAAATTGTTTTTTTCCGTACCCCAGCGCCAAAGGTTGTAGCGCCATCCGTGCATCTCGGGCAGGAGCAATGCTGGGCGCGAGCACGTCCACGCAGCGGCGCGCAACTCGTCGAAGGTGCCGACCTTGCCGTGGTAGAAGGGATTGCCTACGGCCTCGAGGGCGAAGGCGTGGCCGAGCGAAAGCGGACGCATCTTGAGCCCGCAAACGCGGTGCTCGGCGTTAAGGAAGGCTTCGGCAGCGAGTGCATCCATTCGCGCCTCCTATTTGGCATCGGCTTTGGGGGAAGCGAGCTTGAGCATGGCGGCCACCCAGATGGCCTCATCTTCTGGAGCTTTAGGATCAGCCTTGGCCTTGCCCTGGCTTACTTGCAAAAGTTTGTCGGCCAACTTTGCTGGGTCGCTTTTGCCTAAAGCCTCGTAGCCGATGCGATAAACCAGGTTCTCGTGGTTCATCTCAGCCAGCTTGGCATAGACCGTGCAAAGGCGGTCGGCTTGTTCGCTTGCGGTCATCGGCTTAAGAGGCAGCAAAGGCAACCACATTGCTTGTGGTGCGGACAAAATCGGTATTGCTGAAACGCTTCTCGGTGCGGATCGTGCCGCCGGCAGCGATTGAACCCACGGTCAGGCTTCCGGCCGCCCCAAAGCTCGTGCCGCGAATACTTGTCTTGTGAAAGTCGCCAGCGGTCTCAGAAAGTTCGTGGCTGTCAGTGGTAAAAGTGATGCCGTCGAGCTCAAAGGTTGCCCCGGTAAATGCGCCTAGCACGGTGGCGGTAGCCTCGGCGCGGGGGTTGTAAGTGCGGGCGGCAGGCGGAACCGTGCCAGTGGCCGAAGGGTCAATCACGGTTTCGTCCACGGAGTGCACAATGGTCGCGTCGAGCACGTCAAGGGCCCCGATTTCAGGTGCACCAAACACCGTCGTGACAGTTTCGGTCGTGGTTTCTGTGCGGGCAAACTTAAGGACGTTGGCAATGTTGGCCCCAAGATTGTCTAAAGCCTGAGCGCGCTCAAAGGTCTTTGAGGTTGTTTTGGAAAAGCCAGCGGTGCTGCCGTAGGTCGCGCTCATGCCCTAAATCAGCGTGTCAACCTTGCCTAGTTGATCTGAACGTAAAGGTTAAGGCCGAGCACATCGCTGATGCGGTTTTGATCGCGGTCCACCCGGTGATCGCTTTCCAAAAGGCCGGCAACAGTAAGGTCGCTTGAGGTAAAGTCCTGCGTCACCAGCGTCCGCAAGGCTACTTCGACCAAGGCCACTGTGTCGGCATGGCGGTTGTCGTAGGTGGCCGGGGTGAGGACGTGCACGGAGGAGGCGGCTTGCCAGCGGTCAAGCTGGGCAAAGGGCTTGGTGCCCGAGGCGCAGGCCGCCACAATGCGGTAAGGCTTGGCGGTGGCTTCGGCATAGAACGGTTGCACCTCGTAATCGTCGGTCACGCTTGAAGGCAACTCAGCGGCCAAGTGCGCGGCTAGGAGCTCCTCGATCTCGTGCCGTACGCTAAAGTCTTGCGGGGATGCGGTCGGCCCTGGGGTCGAGGCACCGGCCACCCGGTCGCCCGCGCTGGCTACTACGCGGATAGTATCGGTCTGGTGGTTGGGCGATGCGTCACTAGTAAAGTCAGAGAGCAACCAGCCCCAAAGGGTAAAAGAGCTTTGTGCCGCGTTAATTGCGGTCAAGGCGGCAGAAGTGTTGCGGTCATCAAGGATGGCAGACAAAGCAGAGACGCGCTCCTTGTGCGCGGCTTGCCAGCCAGGCGTGGCGCTGGCTGCGGTAATGACCGAAAAATCAATACTGACTCGGGAAAGACGGCGCACTCCGCCATCCACAAGCTCCGAGCTTTGCGCGGCAACTAGGACGCAAGGAAAAGCCAACTCGGTCGTAGGGATGCCGTGGCGCACGGGAATATCGGCCAGAGCGGTCCCTGCGGTTCGGGTGGCCAGCCAGGCGGCGTAAGCCGATTCTAAAGAGCGATAGATCATGCGGAAATCTTTTGCAACTCGGCGGCCATGGTGCGCTCGATGTAGGTTTGCAAGGCGGCCTCGCGGCCACTTTGGAGAAAAGCCAAAACGTCTTTGGTTAAGATGCGGTCAATGTTTGGAACCGTGTTGGTCATGGTAACGGTCGGGTTGTCGCCGTCGAGTTTGACCACCACGCTTCCGCTGGCCTTGGTCACGCCATTAACAAAAGGAGGCAGGCTGACACCAAGCTGCTTGGCAGCGGGTCGCCAGCCGGCTTTCAGGGTGCCAACGCGGGACTTGATTTCGGCAATGTAGGCATTGAGCGCGCCCTTGCTTAAAATTAGTTGCGACCAGCGATTGCGGCGCACCTCCTTAAAGCGACCCTGGCGAGACTTGTGCACAGAGCGGTCTGGCGTTTCGGCCACGCTGGAAAGAAAGCCAAGACGGTTGTTGTTCAAGGAACTGACTTGCCTCTTCTGGGTGTAAGCGGCGACCTGTTTTCCGTTCCGGGTGTAGCTGCTGACCTTGGCCGTGCCAGGCATTTGGCCGTTTAAGATCTTCAGCACGTTGTCGTAGTTCTTGTTGCGGAAAGCAGTCTTAAGCCCTTTGGCCTTGGCGCGGTCGGCAATGGCAATGGCCGTGGCTCGGGAAAGAAAGACGCGCCGCACATCGCGCTCGACCTTGGCGTCTCCGCGCTTCTTGGCCTCCTGCAAGCCTTTGGGGGCCGTTTGTTTAATCAGGCCTTCGTCGTTGTCGGCGCGGAGTAAGAGCGCAGCCTGTTGCTTGACTGCCTCGGCTAAAGTTTTCTTTGTGATTTCAAGAAAGCGCGGAGTCAGAGCCTCGAAGTCGCTGAGATCGATTGTCAGCGAGGTCATGGCTATTCTGCCAAGCCGCCGGCGGTGAGCTCCACCACGGCCAAGTCTTGCGATACACCTACCACTTGGAGCTCTTGGCCCCGGACGGTGATGCGCTTCCACATGGTGGGCAGGCTTCCGTTGGGGTTCAAAAAGCTAGGGTCAAAGGCAGAGCGGGCAACGGCGACCGAGACGGAGCGGATCTGGCGCACACCACCCTCGGCCAATTCGTCACGCTCGTCCACCGAGCCGACCACGGCCTTGTAGTCCACATCATCAATGGTCACGGTTTCCCCGCCAATGTCGGCCAAGGCGGCCACGCCAAGGACGTGCGCGGTATCAAGTTGGGTCGCCATGCTCTACGCCCGCGAGTCAAAGGCCAGCCACGCCGGGTCGTAGTGCTTGCTCACGTAGTTGTAAAAATAGATTGGCTCGTTGCCGCTCCACTCTTCGGTTTGCAAATGCGGCAGCAGTCCGAGGGCATAGTTGTAGTCCTCGCCCCACATCATATCAGGAAAGCGACTTTTCAGCGCCACCTGGCGTTTCACGGGGCAAAGGTGATGCGGGGTGCGGTTGTGCCCCTGCCAGTGGTGATTTTCGCGGAAGCGTAGGCTGTGGCGAAAAATGGGTGACGGGCGGTAGTTTTCGCCGCCTATGGTGACGTGCATGGTAATTCCAACCACGTCGGGGTCGGTTTTTAGGCACGCAAGAATTCGGTCAACGTAGTCGGGCGCAACCATATCATCGTCATCTACGAATGCCACATAGTCGCCCTGGGCCGCTTCAATCATCCGCTGGCGTTTTATTCCAACAGTGCCAGGGCCATCGTCGGTCGTAATGCGGACGCAGCTTTTTAACTGTGGGCGCAACACGGACAGCAGTTTTTCTAGCACGGCCGCTCGGGACGGCATGGTCGGAATAAGGATTTCCAGCTTCATGGAACCCAGCCTTGGGCAACCGCGTCGGGATTGCGGCGGGCAAAAACGGCCTTGCCGCGTTCATTTGCCTCCGGGTTCTGCTGGCGGCGATAACACTCATCCGTTGCCGCTCCCGTAAAAATTGGATGGTCGTGGTAAAACTTGATGTGGCGGCCGTCCTTGACCGTCCCGTCGCGGTAAGCTCGAAAGCTAAACTCAGTGTCGCTCCAATAGCCGTCGTATTCGGGACAGAGCAACCATTCGCGCCCCAGCCACCACCGCCAGTTAAAACACATGATGGTCATTAGCTGTTCGCCTGGCTTATTGAATCCATCTGAAACGTGAAGCACGGTGGGCTCGTCCATGTGCGGAGCCATGGCTTGGATCACTTGCTCGTCCCATCCGTGCGGCGGGTAAACGTCTGACTGAGCCATGATAAAAATGCGCGCCCCTGATGCCGTGGCGGCGCGGGCGGCGGCGTTGTAGTTGGCCACGGCGCTGCTGTGGCCCTCGGCAACAGCGGGCGCTAATGCGTGCGGGTAGTGCTGCAACTGCTCGACAATCTCTGTGTCGCTTTCGCAGATGCCGAAGTAGTAAGCCACCCGCTCTGGGTGCGCGGCCCGTTCCAGCCATAGGTTGCGGACCTCGATGTCCTTCTGCCCCCTGCCCGCCGGGTGGCCCACGGCAATGCGCGGTTTAAGGCGCTTCTGCCATTCTTTGCGGATGCGCTCGGCCTCTTTGGTGTGGCCGGCTTTAGCCAGGGCCAACGTCTTCAGGTCGTGCGCCCGCCACCCATAAAGGGAAGCATCGTGCGTCCAAGAGGGCTCGTCGGGCATAGGTTGCGCCTCCATGGCGTAAGCATAGGCTAGTGCCTTGCCCGCATCGCCTCTGGCCGTGTGCATTTTGCAAAGCTCGGCGTAGCCCTCCCGGCGGTGCGGCATGAGGCGCACGGCCTCGAGCAGCGGGCGCTCGGCTTCGTCCACGTCTTTGATCCATCGGCCTATGGTTTGATAGGCAACAAACTTTTCTTCGTCACCGAGGTCGGGGTGGGCCGTGGCGTAGATCGCGGCCTCCATGGCCTTGGGGATGTCCTGCTGCGTCTCACACTCACGGAACAAAAACCACCACTCGCGGCCCGTCCGCTTCTCGGCCGGCACGCTTTCAAGTATGGCGCGGTTGCGTGTGACGCTACTGCGCTTGTTGTTTTCGGGAAGGTGGATGACCTGCATTTCCGCGCACCAGGTGTTCTTTGTGCCGTCCTTTGTTTCGATGTCCTCGTGCACGGCATTGATCCACTGGCTGTAGCTATCCGTGTGGACGAGGCGGATGCGCCTAGCGTAGCTGCCGCTGGCGTTGGTCACATAGGGCGCGTAGATAGCTCCCTGGGCAATCGGAAGACCGGCGCGGATCTTGGCCAGCGTCTCGGCCCCCGAGTCGGCCAGCAGATCGTCACAGTCGGCCCACATTAGCCAATCAGTGCCGGCGGGAGCCAGGGCGAAGGTTTGGTTGCGGGCGGCGGCAAAGTTATCGACGTGCGGCCAATCCTTGCCCGTCTCGCCGTTTAGATACTCACCCACAAGGCAGCCTCGGGCTTTGGCTGTGTCCAACGTCTCGTCGGGCGGCTGGTTGCCGCAGGCCCGTACTACGCTGATCGAATCAACGTGCGCCTGAAAGCTGTCAAAGAAGCGGGTGATGTTGGCCGCTTCGTTTCCTACAATAATGCCGAGATGAATCTTTGCCACTTGCTACAAAAAGGAAGGGCCACGGTGAGTGGAACCGTGACCCTTGGGTCGAAACCCAGATAAAAACTCCCGGCGGGCCACTCAAACCGCCGGGAGGTGAACACGCACAGACTAGATGATCAGCGCACAGGTTCCGCTGGTCAGACCGGCTGCCGATCCAAACATAACTTCGCAGGAGGCAGTCACCGTGCGGGTGGACTGGCTGGCTGTGATGTTATACATGATCGTCATGCCAAGCTGCTCGAGCGTCACGGAATCCGAGACGTAAAGCAGGTTGGCAACCGCCGGATCAATGACTGGCATAGCCGAGGCCACCGCAACTGCTTCAGGCGAAACCGCGAAGCCGTCGAGGCCAGTGACTGCACCACTGAAGCTGTTAGCGTAGTAGATGCCCTGGTCGAATCCGTAGGCTCCGTTTTGGAGCGGCAGGAAGTCGGCGTTGGTGGGAATCAACTTGCTGTAGATCTCAGGAGTAACAACCAAGCCCTTGCGGTCGCTCTTGCTGATCGCGCTCCAAAGAGTCGCCAGATGGCCGCTGCCAGGGGTGATGGTGGTCGTGGTCACTGTGGCCGCACCGAAATTGACTGTGGTGATCGGAGTGATCGCCACGGCAAAGATTTTGTCGGCCAGCGCGTTCAGGTTGATACGAACCAAGTTCTCGAGGCGATGACCCAGGGCAAGATCGGCCTGAGTGATGCCAAAGAACTGACTGTAGTGGTCGAGCGTCACAGTGGCCTTGCCCACGGTAACTTCCGAAGCCGGCGTGAAGTCGGTCGGGTTGGTCGCAGTGGCGGAGGTTGCGGTGACGAGGGGCACCTGAACGGTGTCCTTGGGTTTGCGGACTTCATTGCTGAAATCCGTGCTGAAGATGCGGAGCGGGGCCAACCGGTTGGCGAGCACCGTCTGCACCTGTTCAGAGATCGTCGCTACGACGAGTGCTGAATCGAATACGTTTGCCATATTATTTTAGGTTTTTTCGGGTTGTTGTTGGTTTTTCGTCGGGGGTTGGCCCTTAGAAATTCTTGGCGTTGCGGGCGCGGTAGATCGCGGCCTTGTTCGCGGAAAAGATTTGCGCGGCGCGCTTCCAGTCCTTCGACTCGCTGGCAGCTTTGAACTGCTCAACGGGGTCTTCGGAGGCGGCACCATTGCTGGCCACGGCCTCACTGCCTTTGGCGGCCAGGGCAATTTCGAGCTCGGCAACTTTCGCGGACAGCGCACAAAGCTTGGCAGCCTCGGGAGCGGCAACCTCTTCGGGCTTCACTTCTTCGGGGGCGGCTTCAACTTCGACGGCCTCGGCTTGGTCGGCGGCCAGGGCGGCAACGGATTCCTCGAGCTTGGAAACAACTACGGTCAGCGCCTCAAGGGCGGCCTTGGCATCAAACTCGACTTCTTGGGACGCGATAGTTTCGGTCATGCCCTCTGCTTGGGTGTCAACTGGAGGGGTCTGACCGGCCTTGAATACACCGTTCACGTTGGCAGCCGGGCGGCTGACCAGATCGACCGAGACCAAATTTTCCACACGGGCAAAGCGACGCTCGCCCACTTCTTCAGGCTGGCCGCTAAAGGCCATGCTGAAGCCCACGCGGTTTGGCGCTTTTGTTAGAATCTCAGCGTAGAATTCAGCCTGCGGGTGCGAGGTAAGTAGCTCGAGGTCGGCGCGCAGTTGGTCTTCCTCAATGCGAAAGCCGGAAAGAAAGCCGATAAGGGAATCAATCGACTCGTCGTGATCGACGAAAACTTTGACCGGGCTGCCGGCTAGGCCCGCCTGTTCGGCCTGGAGCAAAGTGGTATCGTCCACGAACATTTCGTGACCAAGCGCAGGGCCAACGGTGGCCACGCTGATGCCGTTAAATTTGAGTTCCGCCATATAGGCGGGCGCTCATGTCAAGCCGCGGGGGCTTTTTCCATCCGCTTGCGCTTGTAAATCCGCTTCTTTTTGCGAGCGCGGGCAGAGAACTCAGCGTCTTCGGTTGGCGCTACTGGCGCAGGCGCTTCAACGGCAGGCTCTGGCGCAATGACGGCAGCCTCATCGGCCCGCTCTACTCCGACCACCACGCCGAGCTCGGCGGCGAACTGACGCTCGGCGGCGATCTCTCGCATGGCTGTTTTCCAATCTAGACCTTGCTCACCAAAGAAGTCGGCCAGAGTCATTAGCCCCGCCTTCACGTCATCGCGGCGAGCGGTGGCCTCGCGGCCCACGTCCACCGTAATGCTGCGCGGGGTCTGCCAGTGCACGCTGCGCCAGTTGGGATTCTGCGGCAGTTCGCGGCGGCGCATGGCGTTGGCTATCGCGTAGTTCCAGAGCTTGCCAAGGAAGGAGGAGACCAGCACGTCTTGCCGGGCCGAGAAGGCGCGGGCGGCTTTTTGGATAATGAAGCGCTGGGCCACGCCACCAACGGCGGAAGTGTCCCAAATAAATTCGTAAGGCAGGCCGAGGCCTAAAGCGGCGGCGCGGATGTATTGCTCAAGGTGCGCGTCCAACTTTTCGTTGGGGCGATTCATCATAAAGCTCTCGATGCGCTCGGTGGCCTTAAGTCGCGGAATCATGCCGCCCCCAAAGACGGTTTCTCGTGTCAGGCTTTCGCTGCCTTGCTTGGAGAGGTCGCCAAAGAATCCTTCGGCCCCGGTGCTGCCGGTGGCGTTTTGAACGACAAGGCCGATGCTGCTGCCGATCTTTGCCGCTTGCATCTCGAAGCGGAGAAGTTCGTCGCGGTCGAGAAGGTTGTTCAGCGCCACGGCCACGGCGGGATACCCGCGCACCTGGTCGGGACGCTCGGGCTCGTAAACGTGAAGCATTAGATCCGCTTGAATGCTTCGGCTTGTGCGTTGGCTAAAGGTGTCGCCCTCAACTACGTGATAGGCCAACGGACGGGCAAAGCGGTCCAAGGTCACGCCGTCCACGATCTCGTTGAGCTTGTCGGGCGGATTGGCTACCCGGTGCGACTCGACGATCTGCACACATGGGTCGCCGTCACGTTTGTTGGTCAAAATGCAAAAGATTTCGCCGTCACGATCGATGGCCTCGCTGACCAGCATTTGCAGCCGGCGCATATCGTGCCGGCCGCTGATCTCAGGGTATTTGCTCCACTCAGCCCACCAGGCTTCGGCGGCGTTGTCCCACTCGGGGTCTCCACTGTTGGCCTGCGGGGCAATGGCCGAGCCGACCGAGTAAGTCGCTTTGTCGCGGATGGCCGAGCGGACTATGGCGTTGTTGTAGAAAAGTTTGCGCGAAAGGCCGAGCAGACGCACGCGGTCGCCGTTGGAAATGTCCACGCGGCTGTCTTGGGCTTGAGTTTGCACCCACGAGCGTTCCTCGGGCCGCCAGTTGGCCGCTTCCACCATGCGGGAAAAGCCCAGCGCCTTCGCCATTTTGTCGATGAGGTTGGCCATTTCTAATAAACTCCGTATTGGGCCTTGCTCATGCGGGAGTTGCCGATGTCACCCGCAACAACGGCAAGTGCGGTCTCGATAAGGCCCAGCATATCCCAGGCGTTGTAGGTCTGTTGCAGGGTGACACTTCGCCCGGCGACTGATGAGGAAACGACAAAGGCCTGACTAGCTCCGCCGGCAAGGATCTGGCTCTTGCAAGAGGCCTTCAGTTGCGAAAGTTCAGAGGCCGAAAATACTTCGGCCAAAATGGCGGCATCCGTCACGCACTGGCGGGGGATGTCAAGGGGCGGCGTTGTTAGCCTTAAACTGCGCCATGATGCTGTCGATCAGCACTAGCGCCATCTTTTCGCAGTCGGCAAGGTGGTTCGGGCCAAGGCGTTGCCACTTCGCTTCCCCGTCTTTTTCAATCAGTGCCTCGCCTTGCAGTTGCGTCACGTAGTCTTTGGCGATGTCCCTAGGCAAATACCAACGCCCGCGCCCGTCGCGCAAGATGTCGTGGTAAAGCCTGGCCTGCCAAAAGTGTGCGTCAAACTGCACGGCCCACAGCACAGACCCGGAAGACACGATCTGTTGGAACTTGTATGGCTCTCGGAGCCCTTGGCTGACGGTGCGGCCCTTGGCGGCGACAAAGAGGCCGCCGGACTTGGCCACGAAGTCGTAGACGCCAGCGGGGGTCTTTGCGGCGTAACCGGCGTCCACGATTCCGCGATAACACTTGTAATGGCGGAACTTATCCATCACCCCGTCCCAGCCGACCATCGCCCCGTAATCAAGCAGATAGCTCGAGCCGTCCTCGTGTAGCTCGCGGATAAGCCACCACATTTCGGTTTGCTGCACGTCAATGGACATGAGCCGTCCCACCATCTTGCCCTCGGGCGCTTCGCCTATGGTAAAGCGAGGCGAGGCGTCCACGCGGTCACGGATCATCTGCGTGGTGATCATTGCGCCGTCAGGCTTCCACGGCAGGGCGAGCTCGCGGTTGTAAAAGTCTTGCAGGCCGCCGGGTGTTTCGCGGTCTTGGAGAAACTTGACGGCCAAGTCCGACCATTTGCGCCAAGGAGCGTAAAGCGAGGACAGATGATAGCTGCGCCGCCCTGGCTCGGCGGCAAGGTCGGTCGCCTTCCACTCGCCGCGCTCAAGCATTGCGTCTTTATCGTCTTCACCATGCGCGTGGTCGCAAGCTGGGCAATGGCAGCGGGCGGTCTCGGCCACTAGCTCCATGTTCCAATCACTGTCTTGCTTGGCCTTCTGAGACCATTTGATCGTCTCCCACTCCATGACAAACGCCTCCCCGCAGCCAGCGCAGGGCACAAAGTATTTGCGCTGGTCGCCTTTGAGCCATTCGCTCCAAATCGCCCCGTCCTCGTAGGTCGGAGTGCTAGTCGTTATGATGATGTGCTGCGGATAGGTGGCCACGCGGGCCTCGGCCAACTGCAATGGTGCTGACTCCTTGCCGCCCTTGGCGGGAAACTTGTCTAGCTCGTCCATGCACAAAGCGGCAATCGACCTTGAGGAAAGCGAGGCCGGCGAGTTGCTGCCGGTGAACCACACGCTCATGCGGTCAAAATGCTGCTCGAGCAAGCGGTATTTGTCCGCGTCTGCCTGCTTGTGGCGGGCGAGCTTCGGGTTCTGGTCGATCAAGGGCATCCACCGGGTCTCAGAGAATGACCTAGCCAAGTGCGTTGAAGGCATGACCCAAAGGCAGGGCGCGGGGTCGTTATCCAATTTGTAGGCCATCCCGACGATGATCGCCGTGGTCTTGCTTGTTTGCGCCCCCCATACCAAGGCCAGCCGGCGGACACGCTCGTCGGCAAAGCACTCCAAGACTTCGCGCACGTAAGGGGTGCGGGCCGTGGAGTAGGTGCCGGGCAGGTTGGTAATGCGCTCGGAGAGCTTTAGCGTTGTCTCGGCCCAATGAACCACGCCTGGGCGAGGCGGCGGCACCGTGACCTCGAGGGCCGCCGCAAAGATTTCCTCTAGGCCTTCTGCTGTTGATCCAGTTTCAATTTCGCGGGCAATGTTGCCAAGTGGCTGTTCAGTATCGCCCTCGCTTCCTGCCCCCATGGTTTCGTGGAAAAATCCTGCACCGCCGACGAAATCAGCGCCCGAAACGCCGTCAGGGTTTCCTGCCTGTTCAGCGTTATCAGATTTTGAGCACAGAACTGGTGATACTCGGTTTCCGCCTGCGCTGCCGCTTTCCTCATGTCCCGCCAACTCGTCGCCAGTTCCGCTACCGTCTTGCTGTCGACCTTGTCGCTGTAGGCCGCCGCGTTCCACAGTTCGTAGTGCCTTGCCTCGCCCTCCGCTGCTCGGTCCAGCCGAGCCCTTGCGCCGCGCTCGAGGTTTGCCAAGGCTGGGGCGGCCAACTTTTCCCTGTTCTGGAAGTGCGCCCGGCGGCGCTTCACCCCCTGGGCTGTCAGCCATTGCTGGGCTGATTCCGGGGAATCGACCGGCATCCCCCTCGCCTTCCATTCGGTGATCTGCGCGTTGCGACATTCGAGGATTTCGGCCAGTTTTGTGAGAGTCATCGGGGGTGGTCAAAATTATACAGCGGTCTCAACAGTTGATAATGAGACTGGGGCCAGTCTCAATAACGCCAGTCTCATTATCAAACCGTGATATTGAGACAACAGGTGATAGCGGCCTTTCAGTAGGGCCAAAAAGCGCAAAAAAATCTCCGATTTTCCGCGAGTCGCAAGCTCCTCGCGCTCCGCCACTTGAAAAGATTCCTTAGTCAGTCTCAATAAGGAGGGTTCTACAGGCTTCTTATTGAGACTGGCGCAAAGCGGCACATTGATATTGAGACTATCAATCATGCCCTTATTGAGACTGGCCGCCTCCGTTGAGCGCAACCAGCCGCTTCTCATAAGCCCAAATCATGTCCCGCACCGGCTTGACCACGCGCAGCGTGTCCTCAATCTGCTCTGCGCTCATAGACTCAGGCGGCAACTTGTGGATCAACTGAGAGAACCAACGCCGCGCATCGTAAACCCAGCCGGCAGCAATGTCCCTCACGCTAACGTCTGGCACTTCGTCCTGCTTAGGTTGATCGCCCTCGCCTCCCGCTTCAGCGTTAGCCTTGGCCTGTGCCACCACACTTGCCCTGTCCTCGATCATCTTAAAGCCAGGCAAGAACAACTGGTCAGGATGGTAATGAGCATGGTGCCGAATGTATCGCTCTGCCACTGCCGTGCTGATCGTCACGTTCTCCCGCAGCCAATGTTGGAACGCTGGCCCGATAGTGTCGCGGGCGCTGGTCAGTGCCATGCCTACCTCGTTAGCCATTGCCCCGATCTCCTTGGCTGTGTCCTTTACGCCGTCCACAAGGGCCATGATGGCCGCGTGCTTGGCATTAATGTCCTCGGCCAGCGCCTGTGCTGCCGCCTTCTCAATCTCTTTATTCATGTGTGTGTTCCTTTTCTCCCTGTCGTTTTGTCCAAGAACGGTGCGCGGCTTTCCGCGAACTCTCGCGGGCCTGCTCGCTCTTCTGAAATCCGTTATGTGCGGTCAGGCCAAGCTGGCCCTGCATCTCGATCACGGCCTTGCTTAGTGCGGCCCTGGTCACGCCAATCTTGCGGGCCAACTCCGAGTAGGAATGCGCCAGCGTGATGCTGGTGTCGCCCGCCGCCAGCAGGAAGGCGTAATAGCGCAGCGTCTTATTGCCTTTCGCCTCGTTGAGATAAGTAACGATGGGTATGAGCATCCTGCTCGCTGTCTCCCGGCTCTCGCGCAAATGGTATTCGGCCAGCATTAGGCCCAGCGCCTCGACTTGCCAAGCAACCAGATCCAAATCCTCGGCCCACTCCTGCGCCAGCGTGTCGATCTCGCCGGCCATGTCTGGCCGATGGGATGTTTCCAATTTGTCTAAGGGGTTTTCGCCCATCGCGGTGAAGCGTCGAATGTCAATCATGGTCGGTTCCTCCGTCTGCTGTTTTTTTGCATGAGTCTTCGCCGTTTAGCCTTGGCCAAATCTCGCTTGGTCTTGGTCGCCCGCTCCCTTGCATATCGCGCCCCTACAGGGCGGATCGGACTGCGTCCGTAATTAGGCGTAGTCTCGGGCGCTGTGTTTAGATATCTCACGCCGCCCTCCTTGCCGTCTCCCGCTGCCGCAACCGCCGCTGGTCGCGTTTTTCCAGCCAAGCAATAGCCACGCCTGCATTGCCTGCCTCGGCCACGCTGACGGCATTGTCTGAAATCACCCCGTGCTCTTGCAGCTCGTTGAGCACCGATACCTGGTCAAGACCTCGGGCGGCGATATATGCGCGGAGAGATTCGCTCATTGGATGCGCTCTGGTTGCTTGTTGGGAGCGTAGGTCCACGTTTCCCATTCCTGCCACTTGGGCGAGGTTTGAAAAACGTGCATAAGCACCACGCCCCATTCATCAGCAAGAAGCTGATTTACAGAGTTCATCCACGAGATGTATGGCTGAATAACCTTGCGGGTGGGCTTGCCGCTCCACAGAGACTTCTGAATGTGGTGCTTCCCTTTTTCTGGAAGCGCATCGGCCACCTTCACTTCGCAGGCTACGCCCTCGCCAAAATCGCATTTGAAAGTCCTCACGCCGCCATCCTTTCCTCTTGCGCCGTCACCGGCATGATAATGCAAGCCTCCTTCAGCCTGCGATAAAGCGGCTCGCCGTATTCCCCGAACCGCTCAATGAAGTGCTGGCCCTTGTAGTTGGTCGTGATAAGCACCGGCAGTTCCTCGGCCATGCGCTTGTCGAGGACGTGGAACAACTGCGCCACCACGCTCTCCGAGAGCTTCTCCTTCCCCAGATCGTCCAGCAGCAGCACCGAGACGCCGCACAAATCCTTCAGCCATTCGGGCAGCTTGTGCTTGCCGCCCTGCTCTTGGACGCCGAGCGCGAAGTCAGTCGCCGTCATAGCGCGGACTCGCTTGCCCTCCGCGTGAAGGCGCTTCAGCATAATGTAAGCCAGACGGGTCTTGCCAACGCCAGGGCTCCCGGCAAAGACCACCCCGCGCTTCTGATACTGCCAAGACTGCACTTCGTTAATTAGGTGTCGGCAGGGCAGCAGCTTCCAATCGCTGTCCCGGTAGGCTTTCGGGCATTGGCGGGTCCACTCAACCATGCGCTCCCAGCGCGTCTTCTGCTCGGCCTCCTTGGCCTCCGTGCAGTCCCAGCAGACAAAGGGCTCGCCCAGCAGGTCATTACGCCGCATGAGCTTGTCCTCGGTCCCGCACATCGTGCAGCGGTAGAAGTCCTCGGTCCAGTCGGCCAGAAATGCGGCCAGCTTGCCTTTGAATTGTTCGCTGGTCACTGACCCGCGCCTTTCGTTACCAATCGCCTGTGCCGTCATAGAGTAGTTCCTTTCTGTCTCGGATGCCTGGTGCGGCTCCGTTAGTTCCGTTGTGTGTGCCGTTCTTTGGCTTAAAAATCCCCTGCCATCCCTTGCGGATGGTCGTGCGGACGGCCTCGACGGCCACCTCGTGGCCCCAGCCCTCCATTTCGGCCCACTGGTCGCGCAGGCTCATGGCAGTGAGGCGGCGCAGCTTGCACTGCTTGCGGTAGTCGCTGTAATCCTTCCAAGCCGCCCGAAACTCATCAGTATCCAACAAAACCGGCAGCGGAGGAGCGGCTTCAGCCGCCCGCTGCTTCCCTTTTTGGGATTCGGTTTGGGATTCGGTTTCGGTTTCGGATTCAGGCGGGAAGTCGCGGCGAGTTGCGGCGAGTTGCGGCAAGTCGCGGCGAGTTGGCAGCCATTCGGGGTCTTGGTCAGCCGGCGGCGGGAATTTAAGGCGGCTATTTCGCAGTCGTTGGCCGTAGTTAATCACTGAAAGGCAATGCTTTCCCTCCGCATCGTAGCGCAGGATGAGGCCGCGCCGCTCAAGCTCATCGAGCCATTTGGTGACTTGCTTGGGCTCGATGTCCTGCTCCAACGGGAAGCAGGCCGAGGCGACCAGCCGGGGATCGGCATGGAAGCGTCCGTAGTCATCGGCCTTGGTCAAAAGGCGTATAAAGAGCCGCTCGACCTCCGCGCCGATGCCGTCAAAGCACAGGCTGTCGGTGTAATCGCGTAGGATTCTATTTGGCATTAGTGTTTCCTTTCTGGCACACAATCGGCGTCTGCCCCTCGTCCAAGGTCGTGTTGATCCCCTTGCCCATCCGCGCAGTCAGCGGGTTGGCGAGCGCAGGCAAATATGCGGCCTGTGTAGGCATCTTGGCCGTTAAGCCCCCCCCCTGGTGCGCGCCATCTGTTAATGCGCCCACCGTGTCGGCAGTGACTAACACTTCGCTCCCCCCCCCGTTGTCGCCACCATTGGCTCGCAGTGTTCCGTAGCCTGCGCGGTAGCTTGCAATGCTTGACGGAGTAAATGCGGCAACTCCTTGCCCCTTTTCTCTGCTCGGCGCAGGATTCCGGCACACGCTTTCTGACTCAAATAGAACCGTTGCGGCAGCGGCCCCGTCTCCAGCACATCCGACAACGAACACACGGCGGCGTCTCTGGGCCACTCCGCACCATTGTGCGTCAAGCACCCGGTAGGCCCACCCATACCCCAAGTCCCCCAGCGCCCCGAGGAAGGCTCCAAAATCCCTTCCTCCGTCTGATGACAGGACGCCGGGGACGTTTTCCCAGACAATCCATTGAGGCCGCTGACGTTGAGCGATCTCAAGAAATTTAAGCATGAGTCCACCTCGCGGGTCGTGGAGTCCTTTGCGGAGTCCTGCGACACTAAAGGATTGGCAAGGCGTTCCTCCGACCAGAAGGTTGATTGTTCCCAAGTTCCAAGATTCATGGCGCGTCATATCCCCCAAGTTCGGCACTTGCGGCCAGTGATGCGCCAAGACCGCGCTCGGAAACTTCTCCACCTCGGCAAAGGCCGCAGGCTCCCAGCCGAGCGGCTCCCATGCGACCGAGGCCGCTTCGATCCCGCTGCATACGGAGAGGTAGCGCACGCCCTGCTTGTGCTGCGCGGCGATGCGCTTGCCAATCCACGCCATGCAGGGGACGGCCATGCTGTTGCCCAGCGCCTTGTAGCGCGGCCCATCCGGGCAGTCCTGCGGCGACTTTCCGCGCCACGGGATGAGCGTGTGATCGTCGGGAAAACCCTGTAATCGCTCGCACTCTCGCGGTGTGAGTCTGCGGACGGCCATCCCCCCCCCCGCTACTGCCGCACGCTGGCGAACAGTCAGCCCGTCGTTCAGCGCCACGTTCCGCTCTCGGTGCGGCAACTCGTCGGCCCTTGCGTTTGCGTTGAAAGCACAGATCATTCACGCCACGCCTCCAATAAAATACTCTGCGACCTTCTTGCCTCCCCGCGTCTCCACGGTGCGCTCTTGAATTCCCCACCCATCCCGCCGCAACTCATGGATGCGAGCGGCCAGGCGGAAGCAACCGAAGGCGTCCAACGCCTCCAAGGCCGTGATCTGGTTCCCTGCGCGCAAATACTCAAGGATGCGCCCTGCTTGTGTTGGCCGGCGGTTTGTCTCTGGCTCCGCACCAAACATAAGTTCGGGTTGCCAGGTCATGCCGCCCCCTTCCCATAAGCCCACGCGGGCAAGTTGAGCGTCTGCACCTCGTCGCCGTAGCCAGGCCAGTTGCCCTCGTCCTCGCAGCGGGCGATAAGCTCCAACGCCTCGGTCATCTGGCGAAAGCCAAGCTGCAACGCCTGAGTGTGAATTTCGTAAACGGCCACCGCATAAGGCGGTGCGACTTCCACGGCAATCCAGTAAAACGCCTTGGGTGGCATATCGTTGAGCGTGGCAAGGTAGTAATACCAAGCCGCCGAAACGTGGTAGTTGAGGGCGAAGCTCTGACGCGAAAACGCATTGGCGTCCGCTCCCGCACTTGTGGTCTTAACGTCCACAAGGACACCTTCCTTCATCGCGTCCACGCGGCCTTTGATTGCCAGCCCGCTGCGCGAGTCGCCAAAGACCGACACTTCGCTTTTTGTGCCAGCGAGCAATTCCCTTGCCGCTTTGTTTGCGGCGATACTGTCTCGTATTCCCCGCACGGCCCTAGCCTCGTCCTGGTCGAGCACAGGCATTGCGCCGACAGACTCGCGCCACTCCTTTCCGAGCTTGGTCCGAAGGTCAATGCCCTCGGGCCGCTCAACAAAGGCCGTGTCGAGCTTGCTAGGCTCAAGAACGGCAAGGTGGGCCATCGTGCCAAGGAGCATTGCCTTGCTTGGCTCGCGCTTGGTTTCCCCTGCCATGTGGGCCGCGTAGTGCGCGGGCGTTTTGGGCGGCAGGATGTGTTTTGCGTCACTTCCAGCAATCGCCGGGGCCGAGCGGTAATCGGCCTCGGGCATATCGTAGTGGATGCCTGTGAGGTTGCTCATGCTGCCACCCCCAGTTCCATGAGCCGCACACGAACGTGGTGCTCTGCGTGGTGTTTTGTGCATAGCCAACGCACATCAAGCGGGCGGTCGTAGTCATCGTGGTGCGCTTGGGCAGTAACACTGCCGCACACTTCGCAAGGCTGGCGAAGCAATGCTCCTTTGCGGACGGCATGGCCAACACGGATCTGCGCCCGCGACTTTTGCGGATTGCGTTTGCGCCAAGCGTTTTTGCTTTCGGGCTTGGCTGGCGATTGTTTGCCGGCGGCGCGGCGAGCGCGCTGTTTAATGCGCTGACGCTCACGCTCCTTGGCAATCCACGCTGGGTCTTGCATCTGCTTTTGGTAGTGCAGCCCAGCGTCAATCTTGGCGCATTCCTTGCACTTGTTTAGAGTGCCTTGGCGGCACCGTGGGTGAGCATAGAACTCGTTAAGCGGCTTGCTCTGACCGCATTTGAAACAGGTCTTCATCTCTTATGCTCCCTTGTCAAAAAGGTATGCTGGAGTCATCGGAGCCGCCCTTGCCCCACTCGATGTCTTTGTCTGAAGCCTTCTCCTCATGCTTGGTCGGCACATCCGCCGTCCGAATCGCCCCGAGCTTGCGCCCGTAGTCATCAGTCTTGACTTGCAGCAACACGTTTTCCCCTGCCTCCAGCGCGTCCACGGTTGCGCCAAGGTCGCGGTCAATGGTGTTGAGCCATTCGGCCTTTTCTGCGCCGTCAATCTCTACGAATACGCCCCACTGGGTGTAGCTCTTCCCAGCCTTGCTCGTCTTGTCTTGGCGGTTGCCCTTGATGAAGCGAGCCGTTGTCCAATCTGCTCCCTCGTCCATTGCCGCCACTGGCTGCTTTTTGCGGATGGGTGCTTTGGGTTCTACCCGCTCGGCCACCACGTCGATGATCTCCTCGGCAAGTCGCGGGACTTGGCGCGGTGACGGCGCAGGGCGCGGGCTGTCGCTGAAGCCTTCCGCTGGAACTTCCTCGGCGGGCGTTGTCTCCAGGCCTCCACCGATCAGCACCACCACATGAGCAAAGGCCGAGCGGCAGGCGCGGCTGATTGCCCTAGTCTGCGCCATTGCGCGCTTGGCGTATTCGGGCCGCTTGGCCCAGACGGGCTCGTCGGTTCCGAGAAAGCCCTCGGCAGTGGCGATGACGCTGCCGGTGTCCATGCGCCTGACTTCACCGATTGCGCGCCAGCCGCCCTCGATCTTCTCCACGTCTCGGGCCGAGGCCACGCAGCCGTGCGCGGTAGCGATAGCCTGCCAGCCTTCAACACGGACGTATTTGCGCCCACCGATGCTCTGTGCCGTTTGATGCACGATGTCCTTGCAGACACCGGCCACGTCTGTGGCTTGCCGATGATAGGCTGCCACTGTATTTGTGCCACTTGACACGCTTAATTGAGTCGATTCCATTGTGTGTGTTAATCGCCCGTCGAGGTTCCAGCCTCGGCGGGTCTTTTTTTGTGTTAAGCAGTTGAGTCAGCGATTTCCTTTAACCGTTTCTCCAACTGCGAAAGTGTTGTCTTGAGGCGCGAGATTTCGGCCAAGGCCGCGACAAGGTGCGAGAGTCGTACAAGGCCCAACCATTCGCCGCCGTTCCAGCGGATTGCCACGCAGGGTTCTTTCTCAATGCCGGCGTCTGCCAGCGCCTGCGCCCAGGCTGCTTTGACGGCGGGCTTCTCCGTGCGCTTAACCTCAAGGTGCAGAGGTAAGTCAGTCAGCACATCAGGCGAGGCCACGCCAATGGCAAAGCGTCCTGCGTGCTGGCAGCCACGTTGAGCGGCAAAGACGCCGCCGCTGGCGTCCTTGATTAGATCGGCCACCTCGCGTTCGCCGCGTGCGCCCTTGTTGCGGCTCATGCTACTCATCCTCGCGGCCTCCAAATTCGTATTCGGGGTCATACTTCTCGCGGACCGACTCAGATATTTCGTCAAGCGTTGCGCGCCGGCTGCGCCCTTGTAGGTTGACCACCTTAACAAGCAACTCAGCCTTTTCTTCTCGGAGTTGGCCAATGGTTTTGAGCAGCGCGGTAAACAAACCCTCGCCCGTCCTGACTTGAGCCCGCAGCAAGTCGCGCTCGGCCTCGCCCATTGCCAGGCTAGCCTTCAACTCCTCGGCCTCGCACTCAAGCCGAACGATGCTCCGAGCCATAGCGTCTTCCGCAGAATAGTTGGCCGGGCCAGCTTGGATGGACTCCCCAAAGCCCACTGACCCGACCAACATTCCCTCTACGAGATTGCTCAAAGTGTTTCCTCCTCGGTGTTGCCGCCGCGATAACGGCGAGCGATGGCCAACGCTTCGTCGAGTGCCAAAGTCAAACGGCTGTTTACTTCGCGCAGGTCTTGGTTTTGCTGCTCAACCACCGCGAGCTTGCGCTTAAGGTCCGTCAGAAAATCTTCAACTTCCATTTCGTAGCTGCTCATTGTTTTCCTCCGCTGTGGTGTTTTATGGTGCTGGCGAAAATTTCGGCGGGGTCGAGGGTGCAGCCGATCAGGTCGCAAAAGCTCTGTGCCTCGTCTGACAGAAACCACGCCCGCAGTTGCCGGTGCTCGTGCGGTCCCGTGCAGCAACAAATTTGCGCTCGGGCTCGGTGGTTAAAACACTCAAGCCGCCCGCTCTGCATTTTGAACCGGCGGCGCATTTCAAACGG